ATCCTTTTCGGGTGGGGTTGGATTGTTGGGTGGGTCAATAGGTGTTGTTGCAGATAACTTCATACTAATAAAGAAGGTGAGTATGAACAATAGACTAACGGCTGTGATAAATCCTAAAATTTCTAAAGTCTCTTTCATGTTATTGGTAATCTAATTATCTCTAATAGAAGGGAATAGATTAAGACAGCTATGAATGCTATTAATACAAACTTAACTAAACTTCTCATAAATTCCCACATACTTATATTTAGGGTATTTGAAACCGCGGGTACACTTTTGTTATACTATTCACATGATAAACAAATTACTGAATATAGGAAAAGGACCAGAAAGAGATTTGATTTTTACTTTCATTAATCTAATACTCTTTATTTACGGGTTAGGTTACTTATTAAATTAAACTTGATACCGCGGGTACACTTTTGTTATACTATGTATATAATGAAAAAAAGCGAGAAAATATGAGTCATTTAGGAAATACAATAATTTTAGAAAACAACTTTGAAGATGCATTGGGATTATCGTCCGCAGCATTAGTCAAAATTCTAGGTGTGGATTTAGCGACAAGAGATTTTGGCAACATTGCCCCTCATTCAATAGACTCTAAAGTGAGCGTCATACTAGCAGGAGTTCCAAAAGCTCCTCTTAAAAAAGTGATGTCACATGATGATCTAGCAGAGGCAGTTGCAAACAAATGGTTTAACGAAAGAGGAATATAATGGAAGGAATAAAACTAAACAAACTTCCGTATGACGCGGAATTCTTAAATGCTCTAGGTGAGCTTGAAATGAGAATCATTGAAGATTATGAAAACTTTATGGACAACCCAAAAATGAGAGCAGATTTCAAAGAAGGAATTTCATATCTACCAGGTAACAAATATCTCAAAATTGCAACATTGAATTCCGTTTGGGGTTTCATTAATCTTAAAAACAAAAAATTCAAAGAAGGAGATATTCTTAAAGCAGCAGGATGGAGAGCACCAGCCCTCAATCAAGCTAGAGGAAATATCTTTAATAATAACTATACAATCGCCTGGACAGGTCCTTTATATATTTCAGGATACTCTGCGGGTGGAACAAGAGCTTGTGGAGAATGTGGTGCTCCCATAAAGACTCTCCTTGGAGCATAATATGGCAGATAAAACATTAGCAGATATAAACAAAGATTTTGCATTAGGCAAATATCACTATTGGGACGAGCATGAAGATGATAACATCAAACGATTTCATTTCTTTGAAGATAACAAAGGTAATGATCTCCACATAGATTTCAGTCCTTATTACAAACCAACAGATGGAGAGCTCGAAGCAGTTCGTAAATTTGTTGAAATCACAGGACGAGTTCCTAACAGATGGGACGATAATCTAGGACATAACTTTTTCGAAGGTGATGCCTTGAGGATTTTAGAAAATCTTTGTCCTTGTGGAAACCCAGTATGTGATGAACAATATGCACATACAACGAGTGGGTATTAATGGTTAAGGGTTTAAAAGAAACAACAAAATGGGATAAGGTAAATCATTTTACTGTCCCTAGTAATACTTATATTTTAAATGAGAAAGGCGAATTAACAGCTTATCTCAAAGCAGACACGAATGAATATGTTGAATTTAAAAAGCCGATAAAAGGGTTTTCTAAATCCAGACGAACATTCAAAGAAGTAGAAATTAATACAGGAGGACCGTTTTGAGAGATTTTTCAGATCAGTCTTTTGTACAATTCGTAGCGCATATGTATTCAGAGAATTGCAAAGAGCGATGTGATTATGGTGAAGAACCATACCCAACAGCTTTTGTATATCTCCAGAAAAACAAAAAGTTTTTAAAAGAAATGTACAAACAATCAAAAAAATAAACTTGATACCGCAGGTACACTTTTGTTATAATAGTTACATAATGAAAAAAGATTTAATAAAATTTATCTTGGGATTGACCCAAAAAGTCGGAGCTTCACAAGCTCTCCTGAAAAAGGGAACCAAAAACCTATTTGTGATAGGTGCGGCAGACGGAATGGGTTTGATAACAGGACAATTCGCGAAGCCTTTGATGCGGCCAATCCGAATTGACAATCTCCGCGGAGACTTCCTGAATCCCACTAGTTTTTTAAGGAGAATAATATGAGAGGCGGAAAATATTGTGACTATATCGGAATGGAGATTAAAGATAATCTCAAACGATGCATAGACAAACCACAGTTTGACGAAGGGTATTACAAACACCCATTTGAACCACTTATTAAAAAAGTTGGTAAAGTGAATTACGGTGAAAGCAATTATGCTACAGGACCAATGACTAAAACAATTTATGTTGAAGATGCATTTGGTTCACACTACAAAATTTCAATCGAAGATTTAAAGCATGTCAAAGGACATGGTTGGATCACACATGCTAAAGCAGATGAACTTGATGTTCACTACGACAAAGAGTTAGGAACAAATATTGTTTCTACACCAGAATATAATGCATGGTTAAAAGATGCTAGGGAAAAGAATTTTCCTACATCAAAACAAAAGAGATTATTTTAAAAGTTTAGAGAGGAGTCCCGAGTGGTATTTGGTAAATTGGGTTTTGTAATGATATATACTGTGAAAGTGAAATTCCCTAACTGTACTGACTTCTCTCGCCCTTTATAATATATAGTATGATTAAAAAGCACAAAACTCAAACAGCAGATTGGTATATAAAATGGATAGCTTCATTTATACTAATAGTTGGAATGATGTTAAGAACAACTCAAGAATATATGTTTCTTGATTTAACTCTTTCATGCATTGGAGCGTTTGGTTGGTTATGTGTAGGAGTTATGTGGAAAGATAGATCCTTAATAATTCTTAATACTGTAGCCACTACAATTCTATTATATGGAGTTATAATGGGTTTAACAAATTAAATAAGTTATAAATAAATACACATGATTAAAAATTTCATCAAAGCGTTTATTTTAGGTGGAGTAGTTTTCTTAATGACAATGGAATTAATAATTCTATCAGATTTAGGAGAAGTTAAAGAAGCTGTAGTTGAAACAAACGAAATAGTTAAAGAGATAAGATTTCACAATTTTCCTTATGATCTAAATAATGATTATCATTGTTTAGCATCAAACATTTATTGGGAAGCACGCAATCAACCATTACTAGGAAAGGTAGCTGTTGCACAAGTTGTGTTTAATAGAGTTGACCATAATAGATATCCTAATACAATATGTAATGTAGTTAAACAAACTAAATTCTATCCTAGTGGAAGAATTGATTTACATTCATGTCAGTTTAGTTGGTATTGTGATGGCAAGTCAGATGAACCTAAAGAAACATGGGGCTTTTCTTATGAAGAAGCATTCTACTTAGCTGTAGATTTCATGGAAGATAGACCTTTAGATATTACAGAAGGTGCTACACATTACCATAGTACTAAAGTAAATCCTAATTGGGCAGATACTTTAGACAAGATAGTACAAATTGAGGAACACATATTTTATAGACAATGAAAAATAGTAGTCGCCGATTATCATTAATTAAGGCAATCACATGGAGAGTTTTTTCCATCGGTGTAACTGGAATAATAAGCTTTGGCGTTACAGGTAGTTGGCAAATAGCAGGAACTATAATGACAATAGACAGCATAGTTAAGACGATTGCTTATTATTATCACGAAAGATTATGGTGGGTGTACAGAAAAAAAGTAAATTAAAATCTTTTTATGACTAAATAAATTTATATGGCGAAACGAAAAACAACAAAGACAAAGAAAAGAACAGTTCGAAAGACACGAGCTGAGGTTAAGTCTATTGACGAAATGCATTATGGGTTAGAACCTAGTGCAGATTATTTTGAAGATAAGAGTTGGCATGACTTCTTTGGCTGGTATAATTATATGTATGACCGCAAGAAAGTAAATCAGGTCATAATCTCTTATGCTAAAAAGTTTAAGTATAAGAACGCTAGTAAGTTTTCAAAGATGTATATACCTGGAACTATGGCTGCATTCATTTGTGGTCTAGAGAATGGAGTTAAGTTTCCTCAAGTAGATACAAAGAATGAACCTCTTCCAGAAGGAATAACAGGCAATGCATATGTACAAGCTTATGTTCACGAAGAATTAAAAAACTGGAATAAGAAAGCACACAATCTTTATAATATGTATTTGGGTGCTGAGCTAGTAGACACAAATAAAGTAGTCAAGAAAAGAAAAACAGTTCAAGAAAATATAGATGCTAAAGTTCAGTCTATATTAGGTGAAGTAGATCATGCGATAGATGTATGGGATGTAGAACCATTCGATATGTATAAGTATCTTTCTGGTCTAGGTATATCTGCTACAGTTGCAAAGAAGATACCAGAACAATATCAAGAAATAATAGATGAAGTTAAAGAAGCTCGTGATGGAAAATCTAAACAATTAAAAGAAGCTTATAGTCATTTAGCTAAAAGTGAAAAGAGTGATTTCATTAATTTTGTTACAAGAATTCAAACAGACAGTTTACGCTATGCAGAGAATCATAAACCTGTACGGAAAGCCAAGAAGGCTAAACAGTTATCAGCAACAGACAAAGTAAAGAACTTACAATTTTTAGATGAAGATGTAGATAATAAAATAACATCTATAGACCCTGCTGAGATTATAGGAGCTGAAATGGTATTCTTTTTCAATACAAAGACAAATCAGTTGAGCTACTATCATGCAATGGATCGTGCTGGACTAGATGTTAAGGGAACAACAATACAAAATTTTTCAGTAGATAAATCTCAAGTCAAGAAACTAGGTGCTAAAACAACACATTTCTTGGATCGAATTTTAGGCGGGGGTAAAATAGTACTAAATAAGAGTATGAATGAAATAAATTCAAAGGCCAGTAAAGTAACTGGTCGAATTAATAACAATATGATAATACTAAAGGTGATTTAATTATGGCATTACCACAAATGGTTAAGGATGCATCAGTCGCCGAAATTCTTTCGGAAGCATCTAAACTTAAAAGCAAAAAGGACAAAGTAGATTTTCTATCTCAATATAAATTTAGAAAAGATATGGAACTTATCATTAAAGGAGCATATCATCCTGCGATCGTTTGGTTAGTCCCTGATGGACCATTACCAGAAGGTGTACAGTTTTCTGATGTGCCGGCAGTTGATTTAGCTGACGATAGATTGATAAGAGCACATAGGCAATTTCAGTATCTTGTAAAAGGTGGACCTGAAATGAAACAATCTAAAAGAGAAGATATTTATTTAAATATCCTTAGGTCAGTACATGAATCAGAAGCCAAACTTCTTATGTCTGTAGTAGGCAAGAAGATACCATACAAAGGAATGACAAGAGCATTAATGCTTGAAACTTTTCCTGATTGGTTACCTGTTTCAAACACACTAACTGAATAAATACTAGTATGACTTTAAATAAATTAGGACTAACAGAAGAAGAAAGAACTGTCTTTTATAAAGATGCTAATGGTAAATCATTAGTAGCAGAGATAAGACAGTATGATCCATATGGTGGATTACTTAAAATGTTAGACCCATTTAAAAATGAAGTCATAGAGTTTTACTGGGATGCTGATTCTTCCACATGGAAAGGAACAGGACTCCAATCTGGATATACAACAGAAGTATCAATCGAAACTCCAGTAGCGAAAGAGGTTGATTCTAATGTTCCAGATAAAGCAGTAACTGTATCTAGATTTCCAGCGTGAGAAAAAGAAGATTTTCTGACAAGTTAAAAAAGATGCAGAGAAGGCGTCGCATGCAACATTTTAATAGGAAAAAAACCTTGACAAAATTGCAAAGCGGTGAGAAAATATAATAGTAGAAATAAATTCTACGATTTAAATAATATATTATGGGAGTAATATTATGGAAGTGAAAATAGTAACCGCTCAAGACTTAGCAGGTGTAGTATCTATTATAGATGTGTGCTCACAAAGAGGCGCGTTTAGAGGAGAAGAACTAGCTGGTGTTGGTCGCTTAAGGGAAACTTTCTTAGCTGAAATTCGTGAACAACAAGGTGATGCAGAGGCTCCGGCCGCTGTTGAAGCACCAGTTGTTAATGAAGCACCAGCTGTAGATACTGACTCTGACGAATAAGCTTATAAGTGAGAGGGGAGTGAAGTATTAAGATTGTGCCAATTTGATGGCGAACTAACACCCCTTGATCTTTTCATAAAAATAATGACATGCCAACTAAATTAAAAGAGAGTGGAAAACGATGGATTAAAAACCCTGAAACTGGTAGACCAACAAATCGTTGGGAAGCTGAACATTATTATATTAAGACAATATCCCAAAAAGAATTATTTGAAGAATTAAACAAAGACAATACTAAACCTAAAGTTAAACAGAAGATTAGAAACGAATTAACAAGGCGAGGTATTAAAATAGTAAAGAGAGCAATAACAAATGAGTGAAATAAACGATTTTGGTTTTACAGCTGTTGATCAAGAAGAACTTGTAACTAAAACTGGCGAGCAAGCTGGTATTGGTGAAGAGGTCGCTGAACAATTAAAAGCTGTTGCAGCATCATCTGCAGGACAAGCCAACTCAGCACAGATAGAAGCTCTAGACTCTAAAGTTGATTTACTACAGAAATTAATTAGTAATGCACTAGGTGAACTTGACGATCATAAGGACAATCTAGTAGCAATTGATACTAAAAAAGAATTGGATTATAAAGATAGATTAATAGAATGTGAAAAACTTATTCTTCCATTACTTCAAAACTTAATGAAGAATGAAGATAAAGAATATATCTATTGGCCAAATAGAAAGGCTATCATAACTTCACAAATTGACAGAATACAAAAAGTTACAAGAACATAATATAAACCTTGTAACCACAGGTACACTTATTATATAATGTTACACAATGAGCGAAATATCACAAAGCCTAATTGAAGGTGCAGCATATATCCTACTTATACTAGTAGCCGTTCGGAGTTCTTGGAAAAAAGGAGAAGCCGAAGGGAGTCGATATATGCTTGAATATCTACGAGAAAACAAATATAAAAATACAGATGGAATTAAAATCCCGTATCTTGATGATACAGGATACAATAATTTTATGAAGCATGTACGAGAAGAAGATGGTAAAAAGAAAAAAATTTGATGTAGAGATATTAGAAGGTGATGCAATTATTCATTTAAAAAAGAATAAGACAGTATCATTAGTATTCGCAGAAGATGGTGATACGATTGTTAGAGAAATGTCATGGCCAGATCACGAAGTTTATAAAGCGGCTGTTCAATTCGCATTAATGATTGATAGTTATTTTAAGAATGCAGATGGATTAGATAATTTAATTCTCCATTCACCAACAGGGAACATTGCAGCTGAGTTAATGGGTAAAGATTTATTATCTATAGACTTAATAGCTGCTAAGAAATCAGGAATAGACTTTCCTGATATTGAAGATGAAGATACAGCAGAACAAGAAGGGAAGGAAATCTATAGTGGAAAGATTCCTGATAATGTTTTGGATTTAACAGAAAAATTAAAATCAAAGGAAGATAATGAGAAAGAATGACTTGTATCGAGGTAAGCCAAGAGGATATTATGATCCAACTCCAGCAGAAATGTTTTTTGCTGAGTTAGGGAGAGAAATATATAAAGAAACAGAAGATAAGATTCATAAGACACAAATGACTGATGAAGAATGGAACTTGTATTGTAATACTGCTAACAAATGTGTTAGAGTAGGAACAGTATGGGGTCCTAAAAGAATAGATGATTTCAGTAAAGATGAACAGCGTGTTATGAGATTATTTTTAGATAGAAGGCCAGAAAGTAAGAGGAAACCATAATGAGTTTAGAAGGTGAAATAAAAGTCTTACAAGATAATATGAAAGATTTACAAGGTCAATTAGCCAGTGCACATATAAGAATATCAGAATTAATTGCTGATAGAGATTCTGCATTAGAAGATTTAAAAGCTGAAAGAGAACATATTAGAGAACTTTCAGATAGATTAAATAAAACTGATTTAAGAGCTCAAGAAAAGATTAAAGAAAAGATGGATAAAATTCCTGATGTTTTAGATTCAAAACCACAAAATTTTAAAAGACCAGCACAACCTGGTTATACAGTTAGAGAAGGTGAGAAGTGGGTAACTATTAAAGATGGTAAAATGGAATTTGAAGATATAGAGATCAAAGATTGATGCCAACTTATACATTAGAAGATAAAGAGACAGGTGAACAGCACGAAGTGTTTATGACTTTTTCTGAACTTCAAGAATACAAGAATTTAAATCCAAATTTGAAACAAGTAATTGGTGCACCCAATATTATTAGTTCAAAAGGTGGTAGAGCTAATAAAGTAGAGAATCATCCGTTCAAGGAAGTATTACAAAAAGTAGGTGAAGGACATCCCGGCAGTGCTGTAGATAGAGCTCACAATCGTAGAACAGCTAAACAAGTTGCAACAGACAAGGTAGCTATAAAACATGGGATCAAAGATGTTTAATCATTTAGAAGGGTATGAGTCCGTTTCATTACCTACAGAAAACATAAACGGAAAAAGATATTATACAACGCCAGAAGGAAAACATTATCCTTCAGTTACAACAGTAACAGGTATGATGAATAGAGTATGGTTGGCTAAATGGAAGAAAGCTGTTGGTGAAGAAAAGGCTAACAAGATTTCTAGAAAGGCTGCAATGCGTGGAACAAGATATCATCATCTTCAAGAAGATTTTTTAAACAATAAACTTACAGAAGAAAGAATAGCTTCAGCAACTCCATTAGATTTAATGATGTTTAATCAGACAAAAGAATTAACATCTAAACTAGGAGATATCTATATGTTAGAAGGTTCTATGTATAGTAATGAATTAGAGATAGCTGGTAGAGTTGACTGTATAGCAGAGTTTGCAGGGAAGGTGTCTGTAATTGATTTTAAGACAAGTACTAAATCGAAGTCACCTAGTAAGATAAAGAATTACTTCTTACAAGAAACAGCATATGCTAAGATGTTTGAAGAAATGTATGGTGTACCAATAGAAAGAATAGTAACTATTGTAGCTGTTGAAGAAACAGGTCAATCACAATTATTTGTTGAAGAACCAAAAACTTGGTTAGATCAATTTATAGATTTACGACAACAATACAGAGATGAATATGGTATGTAAATTCCAAACATTGACAAATCAAGAAAAGCTGTTATAATAGATATATGATCTTAACTAAAAAGAAGTTTACGACATCAGTTGAAGAATTGGTTATTGAGAAGAAGTTAAGTTATATAGACGCGATAGTTTATTTCTGTCAAGAGAATCACCTTGAACCTGATTCAGTTAAGGGATTAATTACACCACCACTAAAAGAAAAGATTAAAGCTGAAGCAGTTAGTTTAAGATTTTTAAAAGATGAATCAAATGTAAAATTAGATATATGAGACCACAAAAACAAAAACCCTATCATCAAAGAAAACACTTTGATAAAAAGAAAAGAAAACCCAAACCATTAACCTTTGATCAACTGTTAAGACGATTTAAAAAGAAAGTTGATAGAGCAGGTATTATTCAAGAAGTTAGAAAAAGAGAATACTACGAAAAGCCAGCACAGAAAAGACAAAGAAAAAAGAAAGAAGCTGTTCGTAGAGAACAACTCAATCAATTAAACAATAACACATTACACAATCGCCAAAGGTGGTATTAATGACAAGTAGAGAAGGATACGATGCCTACTGTTTATATCTAGCTATTAACAATCATTTCAATACAGACAGTTATGACTATTTTAAATATGCTGGAAAGACATCAGTTAAATTAGAAACTTTTCTCAAGAGAAAAGACAAATATCATTTTGCTAAGTTAGCTAGAAAGTATCATACAGAATTACAAGATTTTTATGTAGCTAATCTTTCTAAAGGAAAGTTCTATGTTAAAAATTTATTAGATGTAGAGTGTGAACAGAACTATAAAGAATTCAAGAAAACAAAACAACAATTAACATATGCCGTTACAGAAGATATGAGATACTTATTTGATAAGTACAAACAAATAGATATTTGTATAGGCATTAAAGACGGACAACATTCTAATATATTAAGAGAATATCTTGGTGGGCGAATCAGTGCTTCTACTATCATTGCAGCCGATAAAATATTTGATATCTTTAAAGATTATAATATGATGATATCAGAAGATTTCATTTGGCCAAAAGAAAGAAAACGATTAGATAGTTTAGCTCCCTTTTTAGATTTAGAACATAAAAAATTACAAACAATATTAAAAGGCATATGGCTAAAGTAGCTTGGATAATAGGAAACGGTCCTTCTAGAAAAGGTATTGATTTAGAA